GCACAAGAGCGACAAGACATGGTAAACAGAAATGTAGAACATCTACAAATTATGGTTGCCAAAACAGACTGGGAAGGGGAAGACATGACAAATGCAACTTCTGCTATCTCGTCAGGACAGGGCTATACAGCCTTATAAGGAGTAAACTATGGCAGCAACATTTACATGGAGTATACCCACTGTAGAGCGAGTTATCGCTGACGGGGGCATTAATGTAGCGCATTGGCGCTGCACAGCAGAGGAAACTATGGGGGAAGGCGAAGATGCCGTAACTCATATAGCTACTAGCTATGGCACAGTGGGATTTACCCCGGATGCGACCGCAGAAGGGTTCATTCCTTACGAGTCTGTAACAGAAGCTACTGTTATTAGCTGGGTACACGCAGAGGTAGACCAAGCAGAAACAGAGACGAGGTTACAGGATCAGATTGAGGTTAAAAAAGCCCCCCTTACAGCGTCTGGTACGCCTTGGTAATAAAAAAGGGAGCTTTCGCTCCCTTTTCTTTACTCTACTACTTCGGCTTCAGCAGGTGTCTGAGTTAGCTCTTCACGTAGCAACTCAGTAAACCCATTGCGTGCTACTTCAAGTTGGTCTAGACGAGCACGAGTAGCGTTAGCTTGTTGTGCTAAATCTTGTAGTTGACCTACTAAATATTGAGCTTTATCACTTAAATCTTCGATTACATAGTTGTTATCATCAAAAACTAAAGTGGGTTTCTGTTGTATATCTGTCATAATAAGATCCTATTTAAATATGTCTTGCCAATTGCCGGTAGTGCTCGCGCGTGCATACTCGGTGGCTCTGTTTTCGAAAAAGTTGGTATGCTCAACTGCGTTCAACATATAATCCAACCAAGGTAGAGGATTTTCCTCTGATTTGAAAATTTTCTTCATTCCAAGCTGTAGAAGTCTTCGGTCTGCAATATACCGAATATATTCCTTTACTTCTGCCGCAGTGAGGTCCGGAATCTCTGCGCCTTCAAAACAAAGGTCAATGAAAGCATCTTCTAACTCTACAGTGCGTTCTGCCGCAGAGTATACTTGATATTTTAATTCATCATTCCACAACTCGGGGTTCTCCCGAATAAACTCTCGGAAAAGTTGAGTCATACCTTCAACGTGAAGAGTTTCATCACGAATACTCCAGGTTACAATCTGACCCATACCTTTCATCAAGTTGTGACGAGGAAAGTTAAGTAGAATAGCAAAAGAACTAAACAACTGTACGCCTTCTGTAAATCCACTGTAAACTGCCATCGTTTTTGCGATATTCATAGGAGTATCCATTCCAAAATCAGAAAGGTACTCATGCTTATCTAACATTTCTTTATGTTCAAAAAACTTTTGATACTCGTTATCATCGAAGCCAAGGGTCTCTAGTAATAGAGAGTAAGCCTCTTGGTGAACCGCCTCCATTGCTGCGAACGCTGACAGCATCATTCGTACTTCCGGTTGCTTGAAAGTAGGTAAATAATGCTTGGCGTAGCCGCAGCAAACGTCTACGTCAGCCTGAGTAAAGAATCGAAAGATTTGGTTAATCAAACGACGATTCTCAGGTGTCAGCTTCTCCCGATAATCTCGCAGGTCGTCTGCAAGATTTACTTCCGCAGGCAGCCAGTGCATATGCTGCTGGCTTTGATAGTGCTTAAATGCCCACGGGTAGTTAAAAGGTTTATAATACTCTCGCTCTTGTAACAGGTTACTCACTTGCCATCTCCAGAACTTCTTCAAAGTCGCTGTACCCACCAATATGGATACCATTTATTAAAATTTGTGGAAAAGTTGTTGCTTGTGGGAAAAGTTTTTGAAACTCAAACACATCATAGTGTTCGTCAATCATTAAGTAGTGATAAGGCATTTCTAGCTCTTCGCATAGATTTTTCGCCTCTTCACAATAACTGCACTTCGGCATTCCGTAAATTTCAACTAACATACATTATCCTTCACACGCCAGACAAGCATTCTCATCTGTACTTTCGACAACCATTTGTCGCAACATTTGGTCCGATACTTTCTCCGCTCTACGATACGCTTCGGAACGTAAATAATACAGAGTTTTCACACCTTTTTTCCAAGCCATCATATGTACTGCGTGAAGTTCTTGCTTTGATACATCCGCAGGAAAGAATACATTCAAGGATTGACTTTGGCAGATAAACTGCTGTCGGTCTGCTGCCATTTCGATAACCCATCGTTGGTCAATTTCTACGGCTGTCTTAAATACGTCTTTTGTGTGTTGGTCCAGAAAATCTAAGTGCTGTACAGACCCTCCATTTGTTACAATACTCTTCCAAACCTCAGGATTATCTTCTCCTAATTCTTGTAGAACGTGCTCTAAGTATTCGTTCTTTTGAAGACTCGTGCCACTCTTAGTCTTTTGAGCATACGCATTGGCTCGATAAGGCTCAATACTAGGAGAAGTATTACCACATATAATACTAGAGCTAGCATTTGGAGCGACAGCCAATAAGTGAGCATTCCGAACCAAAGCAGGATATGCGTCAGGGCAAGAACCCCTTTCCTCAGCGAGGCGTCGAGTTGTTTCGGCAGCCTGTTCCTTAATATGTCGAAACATTCTAAGGTTTGCAGACTTCGCCATAACCCCTTCGAAGGGGATGTGTCTTCGTTGTAAGTACGCATGAAATCCCATAGCTCCTAGGCCGATAGACCTCTCTTGCGCTGCACTATAAATAGCGCGGTGTAGCTCTGGCGGCGCATTCTGAATAAAGTATTCCAGCACATTATCCAACATTTCAATCAAATCAGGAATGAAATGACGGTCATTGCACCACTCATCATACTCCTCCAAGTTTACACTCGACAGACAACATACCGCAGTGCGGTTAATATCTGTAGCAAGTGTAATTTCGGAGCAAAGATTTGAGTGATGTACTTGCAATCCTTTCTCTTTTTGAAACTCAGGCAACGCACGCTGTACTGTATCTTTGAACATAATATAAGGCTCGCCAGTCTCTACACGATTCTGAATGAGCTTTACCCAAAGTGTTTTTGCAGATACAGTTTTTACAACTCGCTTTGTATGAGGGTCAATCAAATCCCAACTATCATCATAGTTTTCAATCTTTGTAGCATTTTCGATAATTTGCATAAAATCATCGCCAAGCAATACACCATGATGTAAGTTTGTAGACTTACGATTGATGTCTCCGCCTGTAGGCTTACGCACATCTAAAAACTCTTCGATTTCGGGGTGTGAAATATCGAGATAAGCTGCGTAGCTTCCTCGTCTTGTTACGCCTTGGCTGAAAGCCAACATCTCAGCATCTACTACTTTCAGAAAGGGGATTACGCCAGTGCTCTCTGACCCCGCTGAGGTTTTTGTGCCTACTGATCGAATGTCGTTCCAACATCCACCAACTCCACCACCTACAGAGCTAAGAAAAGCATTCTCAGTGTAGTGACTTGTAATGCCCTCTCTACTATCGTCTACATAGTTCAAAAAACAACTAATCGGAAGACCTCGCTTAGTGCCTCCATTAGACAGCACTGGCGTAGAGAACATAAACCACAGCTTACTAGCATAATCGTAGAGTCTTTGGGCGTGCTCCTCGTTTGAAGCAAAAGTTTTTGCAGCACGAGCAAATGCGTCTTGAGGAGATACTTCTCCATCAATTAAATAACGATCTTGTAGCGTTTTCTTACTAAACTCGGAGAGATAATTATCTCTTCGATAATCTACTACTACATTAAAGCTCACCTATAAGCCTCCTTTCAATATCGGCCACATTCTCGGCCCCGATTGCTTCGTCGCAATATGTTAGCAAATCCATTAACTCATAATTTAAGAGTATCTGATCTGCATTTTCATTTATGGCTTGAATATACTTATATCTACTATTGATAGGAGTCGCATCGTAGACCGAGAAAGCATCGCCATATTCTTGTATGAGAGCTATTGCTTTCTTTGGGCCAACACCAGGAAATCCTGGTACGTTGTCTCCTTTATCTCCAGTCAAACACTTAAACGAGATATACTTATCAATTGGCACTTCATAGTGTTCTTTCCAATTATCTAAAGTTACTTCTTTTCGTGTAACGTAGGAGAATCTACCAACATTCTCTTGTATAAGTAAATCCCAGTCTCTATCACTAGATATTAGCCATATAGTGTCTAAGTTATACTTGTCTTTCCATTTTACCAAATGTGCTGCTATATCGTCAGCTTCTACTCCTTTGTACCGCAATACAGTATATTGCTCTGCTAGTACATCTAGTGATGCTTCAAACTCTTCAAAGAACTCTTCGAAAGCAATTCGTTCTTCTTCAGACTGTTCTGCAAACTTATCTTTTCGATTCTGTTTGTAGTCAGGGTAAATCTCTTTACGATAAGAAGAAGACCCCCAGTCTGCTGCAATAATCAAATTACTACAATTATATGATTTTCCTAGACTTTCTACTGTCTTTTGAAATTCGTAACGAAAATCAGTGCGCCCTTGATGTTTATATCGAAACGCTAAGTTTAAAGCATCTACTATTAGAGTTGCATCTGGCTCTGGCCTTAAAAAGTCAAACGCCATTTAAAAACTCCACTCGTTCTTTTTCTAGCCACTCTGTAGCTAGTAGAACAAAACAATTTAAAAAGTTAATCTGTATCCATTCTTCGGTAGTTTTTGGTTTTTCTGCTGTTACAACAAATACTTGGGACCGATTATATTTGAAAAACAACAAAGGCTCCTGGTTGCCGCCTTCTGCTTGTTGTACAATTTTTTTCCACCATCGAATAAGATTGTTTGTTTTTGGTGCTGTAAAAATTTTATCTGTAAGAGGAGAATCCTCATAATTTTTTACTTCAATACAAAACCGATTCTTCTCATTTGGAACATATAAATCTCCTTTTAAATATTCGAGAGCCCCCGAGTTGGGGACTCTCTCAAATTGAAGACCGGTTGCTTCTCGAAGCATATCACGAACCAAATATTCGCCTCTGGCTCCTTTTGCTCGGGAATCTACCATATTATCTAAAATGCCTTAGAGCCTTTCTTTTCTCCTCTGCTTCAGCAAACTTACAAAGTTGACTGTCGATAGCTTGAAGAATTTCTGGGTGCTCGCCTATCCCTGCGGGATTTTCTAAATATATTTCAATATTAACTAATGCTTCCTGCATTTCGCCGTGGTACTTGGCTTCGAGGGCGTCTAGTATAGCATCTCTCATCTTCTTTTTGCTCCTGTAATAAGTAAACTCTACGGGTTGATGCTAGACGACTTAGTGTTCTAGCCTGCTGACGTTGTCGCATTTAATTACCTCTACTTTATCTAAAAGTGGATGTGTCCAGCCATGACTCACTACATAAGTATTTAAGTCTTCGCCTAGTAATACTTCTACTAGCTTCTCTCGCCCTGCTTCATCTAATACGTTGATAACTTCGTCCAAGAACAATATATTGATTCTGGACTTCGATATACTACTCATTAGTTTACGAATGGCAATAAGAGTGGCTGTATTTACTCGGGCAAGTTCCCCAGAGGAAAGAGCTAGAATATCAACTACAACACCATTGTCTGTAACTTGAACATTAAGCTTGTCATTCGTAACGACAAACTCAAGTGTAAACCTACCATCACTTAGTTCCGCAAGGTAAAAGTTTACAAGTTCTTCTAACTCTTTTACAAGATTTTCTATCTTGTATGCGATTAGGCCATTTGTGCTAAAAGCCTTCTTCAACACCTCCAGGTTGCTTGCTACTTCTTTCTCTTCCGTGAGAATTTCCTGAATCTCGTCTAATTCTGTTTGAAACTGTTCAGTCTGCTCAAGAATTACTTGGATTCGGGTATTTCTTCGGGTGATTCGCTCATTGTCTGCTGAGAGTCGAGCCAAATCTGCTTTTGCTGCTGAAATTCGTTCTGAAATTCGCTGACGGCGACTTTCCAGCTCTCCTTTGTCCAACAAGCGTGTTGGTAAGGATTGGTCAATACTTCTATACAAGTCTTCCCAATCTCGCTGAGTTTTTCTCGCATCTTCGAACTCTCGATTGTTTCGTTTAATTTCTCCAATTCTTCCTTCAATTTCATTTTTCTTTCTCTCCGCACTAGATATTTTAGTGGCTTCCTCTGAAATCAGAGATTGTTTAAAACTAGGGTTTACTGACTGCTCACAAGTGGGGCAGTGATCTCCCAGCTTTTTTAGTTTATCTAAGAGTCTTTGAGACCCCGCTGCTGCTTGCTCCAACTTACCTACTTCTGATTGTAAATCATCATAGGATTCTTTTTGTTTAACACTACAATTCTTTGCTGCTTCGATATTTATCTTAGACAGCATATCTTTATAAGAATTATTGGTAGAGATTTTTCTATTTTTTTCAGAGATATTTTCAATTTCAATCGTTACTTCAGCTAATTCTTTCTCATCACTTTCCGTGTCAATTGTAATTTCAGACAGTGGCAGTATGTTTGTATCACTCAAATTGTTATCATGCAACCATTTTTCAATTGTTGCTACTTTCGCTTCAAGTGATGTAACTGTTTGACCACTGTTCTTTGCTGCATTCTTGAAAATATCAAACAATGTAACATAGTGTTCCAAATGTAACAAATCAATTAGAAACTTCTTACGGTTTGTATCCGTTGCAGTAAGAAACTGTAGACTTGTGTTTGTATTCTGATACACCAACTGAGAGAATGTTTTAAAATCAATACCTATAATATCTTGCAGAGTCTTGTAAGTATTTGTTGCCGTATGACTACTAATATCTTCACCATTCTCTAGTAACTTGATTTTAATACTTGACTTTCTATCAATAATTACTTCATACTCAGACGAATCTTTTGTGAAAGTAAGATGAATATTGTAGCCATTGTTTACATATCTGTTGGGTATATCAGCTTTCTTAATTCCTTTGGAGTTTTTGTTGTATAGAGCTTCTTCGATAATTAACGGGATAGACGATTTGCCCATCCCGTTAGTACCTACGAGTTGCGTTACAGTATTACTACTTAAATCTAACTCGTTATCTGCTCCATAACTGAAACAGTTACTCCATTTCAATTTTTGAAGCGTAATCATTAAATATACCTACTATGTTGGGTATTTTTGTTTCAGGCAGTTCAAGAATATAAGTTAGATACTCTACTAACTCTTCTTGAATTGTCATCTCTTTATGCATTACAAGAGTCGCCTCTGCACTACGTCTTACTACTTTTTTATCAAGTAATTCGCTGTTTTCTACTTCTGCGAGTTCTTGCATGTCACCTTCTATCTCGTAGATAGTATGATGATAGTCTGTAGCAATCATTTCACTTGGGTCTGTTACTGTTTTACGAAGTAACTGAGGCAAGTCAAAAGGCTCCCAAATCCAAGACCAATCTTCTTCATTTATTAAGAGATAGCCAGTCTGCACCTCATTTCGATGAAATGAAGTCGTCATAGGACTACCTGGGTATACAATATTTCGTTGTGTGTTACTATGTGCGTGTAGGTCTCCTGCAAATACTACAGGAAAATCCTCGAACAAGTCTAAGTCCACCTCTGGCTTGACATGAGGAGGAATTTCTCCACGAACATGAGTAAATAAAGGCATAGAAGTATTAAACTTCTCTATACTGCCTTTCCTATGTAAATCCGCATATGGAAGAATCCCAAAGCCAAGTTCAGTATCTATAAATGATATATCTACTACTTGAACTAAGGGATTTATGTCTCGGGAAACTTGCTTTAGCTGCGAAAAGAAAGTTTTGTGCTTCTTTGTAGCTTCGTGGTTTCCGTCATAAATAATAGTAGGAATCTTTACCTCTCGAATAAACGAGAAGTAAAGTTCCAACTCTTCCATATTCGGCAGACGGTCAAATAAATCGCCACCTATAATGTGCATATTACACATATTTTCCAAAGAATGTATTTCCTTGAAAAATAAAGAGTAGCGATTGAGTGCCCACTCTCGTGGAACATTCTTTTGACCTAGCTTTATATGCCAGTCTGCCGTAAATAGAATCATCCTACGTTAAACTCATCTTCTAAAGATTCGTCAATTTCGCTTATAGACTCTTCACGAATTTCATCGAGAAGAGCTTTCTGAGCATCTGGAGTAGGACGAGGCATAACATCATCCATTGACTTCAATTCAGCAACCAAAGCCATCTCATCATCGCTAAGAGGGCGAGACTTGCACTTCAAGACTTGAAGTTGGTACTCTACATTGTAGGGCAGAGGGCCAGTCTTTACACGCTTGAATTTTACATCCCAGCCATTTACAGGGTCAGTAGGATCACCCAGGTCTTCTGCTGCAGTAAGAATTGCTTCGAACAGCTTCTTCTTGAGATTGATAACTTTTACTTCGCCGTTGTCAATACACTGCATAGCGTAGCTCCAGCCACACTTCAGATCGGGGTAATACTCACGAACCCAGTCTTTTTCTTTGTTGTTGAATCGCTCTTCGTTGCGGTCGAAAGACAAACACTCAAAAGGAATGTTCTTGCCATTCTTACCTTCTAACCAGTACACGTACCGAGCAAGTACATCTCCTACGAGTCGTACTTCGTTGTCTCCGTCACGATACTGAAATGAAGTAATACCGCCTTTCTTTGCACCGCCTGCTGCGTTATTAAATGATAGTGCCATTAGTGTAGTTTCTCCTTAGAGGGGACTTCTTCATACAGAAAATAAAGTTCATTATCAACTGTATAAAGTAGACTGTTTTCGTTAAATAATCCTTGATCTATTTCTACAGTAAATAGGTCAAGACTCAGTTTCCCAGTTGCTAAATAGTCCGCGTAGGGACGTAGTGAAGCTAACGCAAGATACTGGGCTATCTCACGATAAGTATACTTATATGCGTTGAAAATAAGGGCTTCAGGATTTAGAAGAAAAGACTCCCCGACAAAATCTTTCTGCGATAACGCATAGATTTTATCATATTTATTTTTTGGGATTTGTTTTTCTACCATCATTCTAAAGATAATATAGATAACATACGGAGATTTTTCCGCTGTATCAAAAATCTTTTTCCAATCATATAAGAACATTATTATACTATACTCCGAAGCAAATGTCAAGAACTATTTTTCTACGTTCAAATCTGTTCTATGGTGTATCCTTGTTTCATATAATACCCCATTCTGTTAGAAGCCTGTCGCTGGGCTGTTTTTCCTTTTAGATGTATATCTATCACTACAGGGTCTCTCTTGCCTTCTTGCTTTCGGATAACTCTTCCAATGAGCTGTGTGAGTAACGGCTCATTGTTAATGGGTGTAGCGAGTATAAGGCAGCTAAGTGTATTGACTGATATACCTTCGCTAAATATTGCTTGAGTACCGTAAAGTACATTTTTATCTCCGTATAGAATTTCAGACACGAGTGTTTCTCTTTGCTCGTGCGAGACCTCACCTGTAACACAAACTGCTTTCTCTCCAGTCAATTCGGCGCAG